CCATCGACGAATCTGACTTTCACCGGAAGCAGTGCCACCTGTAAAAAGAGGACTTCCGTTTTCTACGATAACTGCACGTCCCACATGGTCATCCATCTTATTGATGGCAGACTGCAAAAAAAGCATCTGCCCATCACTGGTACTTGGAAGCCCGGCACCCCAGCGTCCTGATAAGCCTTTATCATGTTCGTCCCGCACGGCCTTTTCATCTCCAATGGGTTTGCCTTCTTTATCTTTGCCACCCCACTGGGTCCCAAAAGGCGGATTTTCAAGGACGAACCGCATCTTCTGGTCTTTAAAGCAGTCTTCCTTAAATGTATTCGCATACTTGATATTGTCGGCATCCTGCCCCTTGATAAGCATTTCTGCCAGGCATTCCGCGTAGGATTCCGGATTGATTTCCTGCGAAAAGAGTTTAATGATGGCCGAGGGGTTAAGACGCTTAATGAAATTATAAGCGGTAGACAGCATACCACCGGTTCCTGCAGCCTGGTCGGTTGCCTTACAACATTTGATACAATTACACGATTATTCCCTTAAATTCTTGAACGATGCACCCTGGGGTGCAAAGTGAAGTGCACCCCAGAAGCCCCCTGCAATTGCTGTTAAAATTGACATGCCTGGTGTTTTGGACAAAGAAAAAACCGCTCTGCATTTCTGCAAAGCGGTTTCTATTTATGCCTTGATTTCCGTCCCGTCTTGAAAGACCACGGTTACATTCTCTTTATCTTTTACTATCATTTTATCGACCAGGGCACACCAGAGTGAATGGTCAAATTCGGTGAGCAGGTTCTTCCGACCTTTCAGTTCCTGAATGAACCGTCCAAGCTGCTCATTCCGATCCTGGCGGTTTTCAATCTTCTCACACAGTTGTTCGTACTCAATTTTCATTGCATCATAGCGGCTGATGATGTCATCATACTGTTTTTGGTACTCTTCCTGGTTCTGCGCCACCCGTGCATTCCGTTCCACAGCATTCTGGGCCATTTCCACCAGGATGCCGATTTCCTTCTGCATGGCATCTCGTTTGGCTAGAAGGTCTCCGTTGTCACAGATCACCTGCCTAGCATCCTCGATGGTCTGGATAATCTCATCCTTCTCTGTAATCATCTGATTCATTGCCCGGACGAAGTACATCTTGATTTCCTCTTCTGTCAGATGCGGCGTTCTGCACCCTGTATTGTTTCGGAACTTATTATTACACTGGTAGATGATCCTGCGGTACTTGTCATTGGAGTGCCAGACCTTCGCACCGTACCATCCTCCGCATTCAGCACACTGGATTTTGGTGGAAAAGATGCTAGTACCACTGAAGTACTTCCGTGCTTTATTTCTACGTTTCAGTTCCGCTTGCACCATTTCAAAGGTCTGAGGTTCAATAATGGCTTCATGGTCATGCTCTACATAGTATTGGGGGACTTCCCCTTCGTTGATTTTCGTTTTCTTTGTAAGAAAATCAACCGTATAGCTTTTTTGTAGAAGTGCATCTCCCTTGTACTTTTCGTTTTGAAGGATACTGTAAACCGTACGTGCACTCCATTTGGATTTTCCTCCTGGGGTTTTAAGTCCTCGTTTTGTTAGTTGCTTGGCAATAGTTGTTGTTCCCAAGCCTTCTAGGAATAGCTTGTAGATGAGCTTGATCGTTGTTGCTTCTTCTGGTACAACTACTAGCCCACCGTTCGGGCCTTTCTTGTATCCCAGGAAACGGCTGTAAGCAACGCTGACTTTGCCATCGGCAAACCGCTTCCGATGACCCCAGGTGACATTTTCTGAAATACTCCGGCTTTCTTCCTGGGCCAGGGAACTCATGATCGTCAGGAGCAATTCTCCCTTGCTGTCGAAAGTCCAGATATTTTCCTTTTCAAAGTAGCACTCTATTTTGTGTTCTTTTAATTTCCGAATAGTGGAAAGGCTATCGACGGTATTTCTAGCAAACCGACTGACCGACTTTGTGATGATCAGGTCGATTTTCCCGTCCAGGGCATCTTTGACCATCCGTTTGAACCCATCCCGATGACGAGTGTTGGTGGCGGAGATGCCTTCGTCCGTGTACATACCCACGAAGTCCCAATCGTCCCGTCCTTTGATGTAGTTTGTGTAATAGTCCACCTGGGCTTCATAGCTGGTAATCTGATCATCGTGGTCTGTTGAAACCCGTGCGTACCCTGCGACTTTCCTTTTCTTCCGACTATTTATCGGAGATGATGTATAACGGCTGATTGTTGCCGGAATCGCTCTTACTGTTTTTGCCATCGATTATCCTCTCTCTTCCATTCTTCTTTCAGCGCAAGCATTATTTTTTTAGCCTCTGGGTCCTTGCGTTTTGCATATTGCATGATTTCATGCATATAAGCCCGATACGCTTCGCTATGACGGGTTCCCCGTTTTCTTTCTCTATATTGCCTGGTTTCCGTATGGCCATCTTTAAAATGGAATGTTATTTCTCCATTCAGGACAACTGCTTTTTCAAGGGATTCATCCATTTTTTCCTCATTGAAAGTGTCCAGTCCCAGCACAGAAGCAGTTTGCTTTTTCATAGTGCTGTCTTTGATGGCTTCATTGCCACATATACCAGCACACCGCCAGTACCGTTCCTTTTTTCCATCAGAATATGTAGTTTGTTGGCTCCTGTAATTTTCCCCACATTTCCCGCATTTGATAAACCCCGTGAACTCATTGAATATCTTTCGATTGGGATTTGTGCTTTTTAGCTTATGTCTTTCTCCCCATTCCTTCCGGCGTTCACTAGTCCATGCGTCCTTCCGGGCAGTAGAAACCCATTGCCGTGTAATCTGCTCTCCATTTTTCATATGAAACACCATCACATGATGTTCCGGAACCACAATTATATCAACCTGATTCAGGAAGACATTTTCATCGAATTCGGAAAGCCCCAGGACTTCTGTGCATTCCTTGACTAGGACTTTCTGTGGGATAGCTCCCTTAGAACGGCAGGTTCTTCCTCTCTCTTTATGGGAAATACAGGTCCAGCAATCCTTATTTTTCCGTTTACTGCGAATATGCACAAAACTCTTCCCGCAGATTCCACACCTGATTTTGGTGGTAAAACAGCAGGTATCGATGGACCAGTTTGCCAAAGCCCCCAGTTCCCGCCGTCTTTCCCTTTCTTCCTGTACCTTTTTATAGGTTTCCATGGGGATAATGGCCTCATGTGTATTTTCCACAAAATATTGTGGGAGTTCTCCATGATTGATTTTGGTTTTTCCGGTGATGGGGTCTGCCGAATAGGCTTTCTGGAACAATAGATTACCGGTGTAAGTAATATTCTCTAAAATTCTCCGGACGGCCGAATTCCCGAAATGTTTCCCATTAAAGGATTTGATTCCCATTTCTTCCAGCTGCTTTTCCGTGGTCTCAGCGGACAGGCCTTTTAAGAAGTTGTCATAAATGAGCTTTACAACAGACGCTTCCTTGGGCTCAGGGACAAGCTGATCTCCCTGCCAACGGTATCCATAGATTCGGAATCGTCCATTGGGAACCCCTTTTGCAAACCGCTTCCGGGTTGCCCATTTGACATTTTCGCTGATGGAACAGCTCTCTTCCTGGGCAAAGGATGCCAGGATGGAAAGCATCAGTTCGCCGTCACCGGTAAGAGAGTGAATATGCTCCTTCTCGAACTGAACCTCTATTCCCAGGTCTTTCAAATGCCGCACCGTCGTTAAGAGGTCTACCGTATTCCGGGCAAAGCGCTGGATGGACTTTGTAAGGATAATGTCAATCTTTCCTGCTTCACAGTCCGCCAGCATCTGCTTGAACCCTTTTCGCTTGTCGATAGTGGTTCCGCTGATACCGTCGTCTGCATAGACACCGGCAAATTCCCATTCCGGGTTTCTCTGGATCAGGCCGTTATAGTAGCTGATCTGAGCCGATAGGGAATGGTTCATCCGTTCCGACTCCACGGAGACCCGGGCATAGGCTGCCACTTTTTTTCTCCGCACGATGGCCGGCATGGGCCGACTGACCCGCGTGATTTTCTTCATTGTATCAACTCCTTTTGCTACTATTACTCACTCTGAACCGGATTTATAGCAAGTCGATATCTGCTAATAATGGGCCGATCACAGGAGAATATTTATTCCGGAGCTGCCGTTCGGCTTTTCCGTATTCAGCTTTTGTAATCAAACCCTTCTGGAGCATTCCCCTGATGAAATGCATGGCGGCCAGGTATATCTTCTCCTGCTTCAACTGCTTAGCGTCCATCCTGGCCACCTCCGAACCTGTCTTTTACATAGCAAGTGTGGGAGCAGTATTTGCGCTGCCCGTTCCCGTAGACAATGAATGTCTCATGACAGCAAGGGCATTCCAGCTTTCGTACAATCCTATGGTTCACCTTGTCACGATGGCTATTCCACCAGGCCATCCGGCAGGCATCGGAGCAGAACTTTTTCTCCTTCCGTTTGTCGTTCTGCTCAATAGGCTGACCGCATTGCAGGCAGTGATGGGCTTGTTCCGTTTCCGGCTCCTTGAGGGATAAAGGGTGTCTGCGGCAGTAGGATTTGACGGTATTCTCCGACATGCCTGTTTCTTTGGCGATTTTCCGATACCCGACTCCCTGGAGCCGCAGTTCCCGAATCTGTGCTTTCTGTATATCGTTCATGAATAAACACCTCCTGCTTACTAGCCACGGCAGGAGGTGTTTTCTGACGGTTTCGTTCAATCTTTCTGATAAAACTCACATTCATACCCATCCGCCCGGAGGATCAGACCTTCCGCCCAGGGTGGGGTCCTTCCCATCTGCTGGCAGATGGCATCCACGCTTACGTCCTTGCGGCACTCGATGATCAGTTCATCGTGGACGTGGCCTACAATAGCACAGTGCCGGAGGGTCTGCATGGCATAGCAAAGAATATCCCTGGCCGTTCCCTGGACGATATTTTCCACGAACTTGGGCCCATAACTTTCCAGCCGCTCCCACTTCTTGGTGGCTCCGATGCCTTCATAGGTCACGGATTCCCCACCGAATTTATTCTCCCCGATCCGAGGCTTCACATAGGAAAGACGCCGTCCGCTGGGGAGTTCGATGAACAGCATGCCGCTCTTGCAAAGGAACCGGAGATTGTTGACCTGGACAGGGATCCTCTTTTTGATGGCGGTTTTCACAGCCCCATCCACCTGCCACCAGAAATCCACGATGTGGGGATTGGCAACCCGCCAGGACTGGACCAGAGGTCCCAGTTCCTCTTCCGTGATCCCCATATCCATGGCCCCCATGGCCTTCAAAGCGCCCACGGAGCCGCCGTATCCGCAGTTATGCACTAGGCAGTCCGATACGGTAAAACGGTGATGGGGTCCGGCATTTCGTATGTCATAAAGTCGAGCCGTGCGTCGATGACATACCAGTTTTTCCGTTTCTTTGCTACTGCATCCCTGGCATCTGCTATGATCTGTTCCCTTGTCTCCCCGCCAGACAACTTTCGAATCACCGTCGAATAACAGTACGGCCAATACTCTTGCTGGAATTCCGATAACACCGTTTTTCTTCGGTTGCCCCGGTTCACTTTTAAAGGAACCATTCGGATATTTCCTGGAGCATAATCTCCATCGTTGTTGATTCTGTCGATTTCGTACTCCCGATCTGGAAGTCCATACTGCTCCAGCAGATAAAGTCCTGCCGCAAGCACACTGGGAAACTGGAACCGGATGCCCCTGGCTCCATAATTCCGATAGCCCGCATCTTTGGGATTTTCGCAGCGCTGTTTGGCTGCCATCAACCGCTTGTAAAGCCACAAAGGAATCTTTCTGGCTTGGGAACAATGCTGACACCCCTTGCTTTTTCCGCTTACAAGAGCATCCCGCAGAGTCCATTGTATGGATCCGCAGCCCTGGCACTGGGTCAAAACATAGCAATGGTTCTGTTTCTCGTTCCAGCGTTTTTCCGGGCTGATAATTTTTACCCAGCCGTATTGCTCGCCCACCATTTCCGGTTTGTAAGAGATGTGCGCCGCTGGCGGCGGCGATTCCAAGCTGTATTGGCTTCTCTTTCCCTTGCACCCAGACCATGTGGTCGGCAGTTGCTGTGAGTCCTTCATAGGTGAGCACCTCTCTTTCGCCTCTGTAGACAACCCCGTCATGGTGGACCCAGTTCTCTCCATCCCAAACCCGGTCTTCCGTGGTCACCTTTTCAATGGGGATAAGACCATGATCCGTAAGGACAAGCTGCCCTTCTGCGATACAGGCCAGTTCCGCGATTTTCCCCTTCTGGCGCAACTCCCCATTCACCCCATGTTTCACCACGGGCACCCCAAACATCTGGCTGGCCGTGGAACAGTAGATGTCCTTTCCGGCGGCAAAGGCTGCGGATTTCCACTTCTCTCCGGCCATCCAGGAAATGACCCTTGCCTCAATGGCCGAGAAGTCCGAGACCACAAACTTCATCCCCTCACGGGGCACAAAGGCTGTCCGGATCAGCTGAGACAGCACATCCGGGATAGAATCATAAAGAAGATCCAGTGCTTCGTAGTTTCCCTGCTGCACCAGCTCCCGGGCTTCTGAAAGGTCCGGCAGATGGTTCTGAGGAAGATTCTGCAATTGTATGTGCCGCCCCGCAAACCGTCCAGTACGGTTCGCCCCATAGAACTGGAACATGCCCCGGGCCCTGCCGTCCTGACAGGCGGTCATTTCCATGGCCTGGTACTTCTTCACAGAAGACTTGGCCAGCTTCTGCCGGAGCAACAGAACACTGTGCAGGGGCTCCTGAGCCGTTTTCAATAGTTCCTTCACCTGCTTCTTCCCCAGGGAGTCCGACTTTAGGCCACGGGCTTCGAGCCATCCCAGCATCTGGAGGACTGAATTGGGATTCTCCAGGCCGGTCTTTTCCTTCAGGGCTGCCATCAGGCTCTCCCGGCTTTTGGCATCCATGGCCACTGCCTGCCGGGCCAGCTCCAGGTCAATGGCGATCCCCCGGTCGTTGATTTCCTGGTCCTGGTGGTATTCTTCCCACACCGTGTCCGGCACCGGATATTTCTGCAGCCTCTCCTGGATGGCCATTTCCACTTCCACATCCCGCTTGTTGTAGCTCTTGAAGAGATTCCACTTGTCCGGAGCATGCCGGGGCAGGTTCCGGGTCCGGCCCCCGTTGGTCTTGGTTTCCTTGCAAGGCACGCAGAAATAGCGGATCAGATCCCGGCCTTCCTTCATCTTCTGGTTGTCCAGATTCAGCACTGCCCCCACTCCTTCCAGGGAAAGGGGCAGCCCCATATAGGCGGACCACACCATGGAGCACTTCCAGCCGGCCGGGTTCAGGAACATGGCACAGTCCTGAGAAAGCGGATGATGGTCATGGAAGGGATCCAGGCTCCTCCCCAGATCCGTCAGATACCGGGACAAGCACACCCGTTCGAAATTGGCATTGAAGGCCCACTTGGTCACAGCATCATCGGTGAGGGCCTCCAGAATCTCTTCCGGGAGGGTTTCCCCCTGGGCCAGATCGATGACCCGTACTGGGTCCCCATCCACCGCATAGCCAAAAAGGAGGATTTCAAAATCCGGGGACTCGGCGTATTTATAGACCCCGCACTTGGCCAGGTTCACATCGCTGTAGGTCTCAATATCGATACTGATGGTTTTCGTACGTTTCACCTCGAGAAAAGCGGCG